GTTTCTATTTTTTTAAAATCACCATTTGCAAATCTATATTGCACTTCATATTTACTTGCACCTGATTGCGGTTGCCAATCTAATATAATTTTTGATACTGCTTTATTATTAATAACAACAATTTTTTCTGTAGCATTTAAACCTACTGGTGGGTCTTGAATTTGTGTGACCGTAGATATATTTCTTGTAGGTAAAGCTGAACCATCTTCTACAAAAGCATATTTACCAGAATTGTGTTCAGCAGCGTTAATTGTATAAGTTGTATTTTTATTTTCAGTAACAGAAATAACACGCCATTCTGTAGGCTGTAATGATGTTGTTTCTAATATATAAGGTGCATTTGCATTTGGTGCTGTAGAAAAAGCAGATGAAACAGTAATAGTACCACTACTTATATTACTAATAGTTTTAGTTTCCATACTACCGTCAGGTAATATTACAGAAATTGATGGACTAGTTGATATATCAGGAATATCTGTATTAGCAGTATCATCTAAAACTACAACTGTTGTACTAGTAACACTTTTTAATAAACCACCTCTTCTGGCATCAGATTTTAAACTATCTGCAATTTCTATAACATCACCAGGTCTAACTAAAACACCAGCAGCTATTGTAGTAGTAAATGTACAAGTTTCACCAGTATTTTGTTCGCTATATAAAAACCATCTACCTAACCTTGCAGCCTGGCCTCTTGATGTACATGCAAATGCCTTAATATTTTTTACTACTACTCCATATTTTGTTTGTGTAGATGCGTCAGCTTCAACAGTTTCAACATCTAGTTCCTGTGTTGTTAAATCAAAGTATGAAACATTTATAACAGTATGTCTTGTTTTTAAACTTGATCCAAAATATAAAAAACCTTCTTCTGTTACATTTGCATTATTAAATAAATAAGAAACAGTTTTTGGTGAATCTTGTGCAATTTCTATAGTACCAGCAGCATAAAAAGGCATTGCCCTCATAACACTACAAAGTTCATTTATAACCGTATAAGCTTCTTTTGATTGAGTAATATTAACATTACAACTAAATCGAGGTTCTGTTGTACCTGTGCCTGACCCATCATCTACTTGCTCTCCACTATATTCACTAACAGTTTTAAATGCATATTTATCTAAACTTGATTCTGCAATATTGCATCCATAACGATCATTTATAAGTAAATCATATAAAATCCAAGCAGGGTCAGTAGTCCAAGCTTTATCAGTTTTAAAAGTACCGTTCCATGTACCGCTATATGTAATAGAACCATCAGCAAGGCTTACAGTTGCATTATTTGGTATTTTTACTTTTATACCTCTAATTTTATATACCCTTGTAGGAACTCTAGGAAATTGTTCTGCATTAAATCTTAGTGCTACATGGGCTGTATTAGCATATGCATTTTGTTCATAAATAATATTAGTAGCAGAAGAAAAATCAAAAGCATTTACAAGAGTACTATCAGTACTATCTGCAGTTACCCTTTCTACTCTTACCTGGACAGGAAAAGATGTAGTTGATTTTAATTCTATTAAATAATCCCTAAAATATGGGTTTGTTGATCTACCTTTTACTGTGTCATTTATAACTGTTGTTGTTGTTCCATCATTTTCAATAGTTTTAATTAGCAGATTAACTTCTACACCGTTTATATCTCCATTATCTTCAAATTTTTGCATAGAAGGAAATCTAATTGTTGCACGTACAGCATTTATATTTGTTTGACTAACAGTATGTGTAACAGGTGTACTTGTTGTAACGGTTGTACCTATAGGCACTTCTGTTTCTATATTTTTTATACCAGAAATAAAAGTTTGTGATGCTGTACCAGTTCTAAATTCAAATCCTACATCTTTAAAATTAAAATCACTATCAGTAGGTGCTGTATTACTTGCTGCCTGTTGTAATATTTGAGTTTTATTTAAATAAGTATCTTTCTTAAAAGCATTAATATATGCAGTTGATGATTGATCTGTAATACTTTCTTTTGAAGCTGTAGCACTACCTTCTATTTCACCTTCTGATAATAATTCTACAACTGTATTAAATTGTTTAGAAGATAATGCACCACTAGGTAAATCAGGATTATTAAAGGTTGTTGATTGGTCAAATTCTTTTATAGACATTAGTTTGTTCCCTCTACTTGAATAGTATCAACTCCATTAGACACAACAATAGATCCAACTAAAATCTCTCCATATGCAATATTTAATGGAACACCACTATTACTTATATTAGTAAGCCCTGTAAAAGAATAATTAGATGCAAGTGCTGATGGATCTAAGCTATCCTGACCACTTATAGGATTTCTTGTATCTTGTTGTGGTGCAATTAAATCACTAGCACCTTTTAAAATTAAAGATGTAGCAACTGTTGATACAACAGTTTTTATAATTGTATTAGTAATAAATTTTTTAGCACCATATTTTAAGCCTAATCCTAAAATTATAGTAAAAAAATCACCATGAACAACAGGTATAATTTTTATTTCTTGTGAAGTTTGTATATTTAATAAATCACTTGTTATAACTTTTGCACCAACTTTAATTACATATAATTGTTCTGCCATATGTTGTTCTATACCTTTAAAATTACAATACAAAAAACTAAATGCTTCTCTAGGTGAATTTATATCAGCAAAAAATTCTGATTTACCTAAAAACTTTCTAAGTTTTCCATATACTGTAATTTTTTTAAGCATCTACTTCACTAGGTTGTATTACAATCATTTTATCTAAATCTGGACAGACAAGATAAAAAGGTACATCTATTGATTTACAACTATATTTATCCTGTTTAGAAAACTCTAAAACATTTTGTGGATGTGAATGGACAATACCAACAACAATACCTTTATCCTCACCATCTGCATAATCACAAGGATCTATAACAAACGATTCTGCTTTTATTTCATGTGAAATATTTTTACATTTGAAATATTCATAACCTTTTTCTGTTTTTAATATAAGCCCACAAGATTCATTAGGTACACATTCTTTTGCATGATTTATTGCATCTTTTTGTATTTTTGCGTTCATATCTAGTTAATAAATGACCCAACACCAGGAAAATCCTTTCTAGTAACTTGCCTTGCTGGTAATTTCTTATGCTGTAAATCTTGTTTGCTTACTAATTCAAACTCTACTACAGCCCTACTTTCTGTTACTTTTCTATCAATTTCAAATATTTCTTGTGGATTCTCGTCACTACTAGGTGTTCCATAAGGATTAGTACCACCACTAAAATTAGCTGCATCTAGGTTATCAGCAGTAGTAGTTATGCGTTTTACTTGTGCCTTAAGTAAATCATTATGTTGTGTTATTAAATTAACAGAAAGTAAAAGATCAGTAACCCTTATAACACTTCCTAATCTACTAATACCGCCTAAATTTGCCATTGTTAGTTTTGGTCTAGGTATTTGACCAGTACCAGAATATTCAAAACCAGATGCCTCTATAGGAAACCTTTGATATGTATTAGATTGCCATATTATATCTGCATTACTATTTAAATTAACACCAGAATGAAATCTATAAATTGTTGGTACATTAGATGGATTCCCAGTTGCATAATGTAAACCTTCTACTAGCTGTAATTCAAATAATTCAATAATAGAATTAGGATTTATTTTTTGTAGTTCTGATACAGGTATAGCCATTTATGGTTCAAACACTTCTCTAAATTGACAGGTAATAGAAGCTCTATTTGCAAAACGTATAGTTTTTTGATGATTGTCACATATATATTTTTTACTAGCAGATTCACCAGGTGCAGTAAAATCAAAAGAAGCATTATCATCTGCTCTAGCTGTTAAAAATGTTTCAATAGTATCTGCGTCTGTTTCAGTAATATTATTAAAAGCAAGAGTTAAGATAAAAGGATTTTGATTTAGTCCAATAGTTAGACGCTGTTCATATCCATCACCAAGTTTTACTACTTGTTTTAAAGGTTTTTGTTGTTTTGTAAAACCATAACTAGGTTCTATAGAAGGAAAAGTAGCCATAATTTAAGCAGGTGATAAAAGCCCTCCAGGTCTTTGTTGTATTAGTAATTCATTTTGTACAGCATTAGCAATAGCTAAACCTAATTGATTACTTTCATCATTGTTACCTGATACATCAGTTGATGATGCATCTACAGATACGTTAATTACAGTACTACCATTGCCTGTTGACTGCACACCTAATTTACCATCTCTTCCTCTTTTAAGTGGCATTATAGCTTCTGCACCTGCTTCACCCATTAACCCTATACCATTTTTCATGGGAAATAAAGTTGGCTTATTTACAATGCCTCCATAAGCATATTTTTGTATTTCACCGTTTATAAAAGCGTTACCATCTGCATTACCAAATAAACCACCTAAAAAACCAGCTAAAGGTTTAGTAATGCTTTGTTGTATTGCAATTCTTGCCATATCTGCAATTATACTATTTGCTAATTTTCTAAAACTTAAAGTACCTGTCATAACAAAATCTACTAGTGCATCTTCCATACCTTTTATACCTTTTACAACTACATCACCAAACGCCTCGCCAACACTTTTTATACTATCTATAAATTTGTCAATTTTTGCAGTCATTGCTTCACCAAATGTTTTTTCTAACATATCACCAGTTTGTGATCCATATTCTTCAGATGCTTCTGATGCACCGTACCAAATATTTTCAAAAGTTTTCATATCTTCTGCAAATTGATCTCTAGTTGTAGCTAAACCATTTTGTAATTCTTCCCATGCACCGCCAAAATCAAATTTAGCTGCTTTCCATGCTGCCTTTGCAACTGCTACAATAGTACTTCCTAAAAATCTAAAACCTGCTACAGCAGTAAACACAGTACTAGCCAATGTTTTAATAACAACATTAATACTTTCAAATAACCAAGTTAGATCAGCACCATTTTCTGTTATGTTACTAAACATTCCTACTAAATTATTAAGTGTAGGTAATAAATGATCTGCCATTTGGGAACTAAAACCTGCAACCTTAATACCTAAACCTGCCATCTGATCATTAAAAAATTCAGCATTTTGTGCAAAATTATCTGATACTTCAAAATTAAATTCATTTAAAGATGCAGAACCTTCATTTAAAAGATTAACAAGATTAGATCCCGACCTACCGAATATTTCCATTGCAATAGCTGCCTTAGTAGCACCATCTTCCATTTCAGAAAATCTATCAGCAATTTCTGCTAGTATTTGTTCATTTGTTTTCATTACTCCATCTGTAGTCCTGACAGATATTCCTAAAGCGTCAAAAGCATCTTTATATGTTTTTACACCTTGATCTGCTTCACGCATTGATTGAGCTAATCTTTTTAAACCTTTTTCTATCGTTTCTTGTTCTACACCAGCTAACTTACCTGCGTTAACATATGACTGCAATGTATTAGCAGCTATACCTGTTTGTACTTCTAATTTACCAAAAGCATCTGCTGCATCTACTGATTGTTTTACCATATTTATTAATGCACCAGCAGACAGTATTAAACCAAAAGCAGCAAAGGTTTTAGTTAAACCACTCATTGCTAAACGTAAATTTTTAACCTTTCCTTGTACGCCTTGCATTGAATTACCAAGACGTTGAATACCTTTTACACCTGTTGTTTTTGCTGCTATTAATAAATCAAATTTTGCTGCCATTTATTTATTCTCCTTATTAACTGTTTTAATAACTGCAGCTTCTATAATTTGTATGCTTTCCATTAATGCTACAGGTTTATCTGTATACAGTTTAATCATTTCTAACACGCTTGTATAGTCTAATCCAATAATTCCACCCATTCCTACACGCCATTGAGTCTGTACTTTTAAAAACATATTTACAGCTTCCCAATTTTCTGAATAAACATAAAAATTTTGATCTACTTCTTTTTTTTTAACAGTAACACCTAATACTGCATCATCTTCTGCTGTTTTATCTATGACAGTTGAACCAGAAGCCCAATATTCACCTGCCTCTATTAGTTTTTTATGTTCTTATTTTTACAAGATTCAACAAATGCATAAGAAATTGCAGTTGCAACACCTCTTACATCTAATAACATATCTCTATTTTTTTTATTAAATGGTACTTCTGTCCCATCTGACATTTCCATTTCTTCCCATCCTAAAAGAATTTCCTTAGCTACATCAACATCTAACATTTCTTGATTAGCTACCTGTTTCATCATTTCCTGTAATCTGGATTGTGAAATATTTTTAAAAACAGCAGTAAAATATTGCGTTTCTGTATTGTTATCTACAGGTACATCAATTTCCACCTTCCATTTGTAGGTATCGCTTTGATCTAAAACAAAAGCCATTTAATTTAAAAGTATTTACTAACTAGGGTATACCCTTTTTATAATCTATGCAACTTTATGTATATACTAACGAAAACTCATTTTGCCCTGCAGATGTAGGTGTTGCCATAAATGGAAGGTTTAGCATTGTTATCCCATCGGATTCTGAATAAGTTGGTTGCCCTAAATCAGATTGTGGGCAAGATACTGTGACCTTATTACCTGCAGTTGTTCCATGCAGCCAAGTATTTGTACCAGTAGATGTGCCAGTATAGTCTGTAAAAAAGTTATGGGCAGATAAAGCAACAGATTCTATAACTGCTGTACCAGAAGGTTTACGATCAGTAATTATTACTTCTTTTGTGCCACCTACTAATTCTCTATAAATTACTTCATTGTTAAAATCTAAATTCCATGATTGCAACGCTGCACCATAACCAAATAAAGAAAAAGCAGAAGTATTACCATTTTTAAATATTAGAGGTGATGCTTGATTGCTAATTGTTACAGTTGGTGAAGCATCATCAGTAGGTGCTGTAAACAATCCTGTCAAATTAAAGGAAATACGTGGAATATTGTTTACTTCAGCCGAAATGCTAAATGTGCCTCTACAGCCTTTAACAATATGTCTAATACCATCATAGTTAACAAATAACGTAACGCTGTCAGAAGGCGTACTAACTGGCGCATAAGTTACTGTATTGCCACCACTTACTGTTTCTGATAAAGCACACGCTTTTAATATTGCTCCATACTTAGGTGCTGTACCCGCAGTACCCGATCCCGCCAATTCAACGTCAAAAGTTACATTAACTCTTGTATTAGCAGGTATTACTTCATAGTTACCCATATATGGCCTTATTAAATCTCTACTAACTTCATCACTTTGAATAGGTTCTATATTCAGATCAATTACCTGTACATAGTTAGCACTACCTGTTGGGTTAGGGTCTGTACCATAACTAGATTCTGCTTTCGCTAATATGCTTCTTTTTCTGTGTAGCTTAGGCATTGTTACAT